TGTTGGTACATCATTGGGGTGACATAAGCGTTGAAGAGGAGGGTCTCGGGCTGCGCATTCTGTGGCCACACAAAAGTATTATAATACGACTCACGTGTGGTTATAGAAGTTATAGTCATCTCATCAGCGCCAGAAAGACCCATAACCCTGGTGTCAACGGTGGTCTCAGCCTTACAATCGAGAGTGAGCTTCATAGAAGTATCACAAACATTAGTATTGGCTAAGTTGCCAACGAAAACAGGCTTCATCTGCGTAATCTCGCTAATGACATTGGGCCTCGAATAACCGAACATCTGGGCAATGGAAGAAACAGTCGAGGCAGCTAATTCGGTAGCGCGAGCATAAGGGGCCACTATAGGAGTGGACCTCAAAGAGCTGGCGATACGAGCAATGACTCCAGCAGGACGCGAAATGGGACCTGTACCGTACTCATCTTGTCCAGCCTGAGGGACGAGAAAGGCGCAAGGTTCGAGCGTAGGCGCAGAAAGAACGAGATCCTCAGCCCACGCGAAAACGGTCACATCGATAGGCTCAGTACCACCATTGGCATGACGAAGGGAGTTCATCTCACGAAAAGACAAAATACCCAGCGCTCCAATATTACCGGTGGGAATGTGTGAAGAATTATCCGGCCAAACAAATGGTAAGCACAGGGAGCCACCCTGCGAATTGGTGGGATCCAAATAAATGTGAGGACGCTGAGAAGCTGTGATTAAATCTATGGAATCAGTACCAACATAACTGACCTGGTCATAGAGGTGAAGAGGAACGTAAGAAACAAGCATCCTACCATAATAAAAGGGGTTACCATTTATGAGGACACGGACACAAAGTCGACACCTAAGAAGAGAAAAGTTGTTGATGCGATTAACAACGCGTCGGTTGGAGAAAAACTCTTGCCACGGATTCAAAAGATTCTCAACAGGGACAGCGCCAACAGCCCAAGCATACTGGGCTATCTTAACTGGTCGGGCCATAAAATCGGCCAACGAAACATCTGGAGTGTCCGCAACGGATCTGGTACCATCATCGACGCCATCAATAGAATAGCGCCACTGTGGCGAGTCGTCAACGAAGCGAACATTTTGTGAAGTGTCTCCCTCTCCAGACGAAAGGGAGACACCTTTATTAATAAAATTGAAAGATGTAGAAAGTCTATTTATTGACACAGTGCAGCAGACTCAAGCTGCAAAGTGCTTTGTACATATTGGAACGCTACCTCCTCCCCTAAATAGGGGTACCCCACGAGGGGGGTGCGAAAACATGCAAGCCTGATGTAAAATGTATTAGTACTATACAAAACACTGGTAACCATAACACGTAGTACCCTTTTGGATTAATGAGCGCGGGTAACGCTCAGAGGGACGCTTTTAATGTCAGCCCGAGACAGTGCTGCCTAGGTCAACTCAAATACCGGTTCAAGCTCAGCCTCTGCAAAGTCTTCATCCGGCACTTCAAGGGGAGGGGTGTCTAAATACCTCTTCCTCCACCTATCGAGCATTTCATGGTAGTCAACCTTCAACATCGGCACCAAATGAGAAATACCAACAATGTCACAAATTTGCGCCATCTGTTGCTGGCGCATCTCATAGTGCTCCTGCCCGTAATAAAACCATTCATACAGAGCGCCGCCAATATTGGCGGCGGCCTGCTCACGTGTCAAGTGAGTGGACTGAAGGACTCTATGGAGACTCTTAAAAATGGAGTTCTCATCTAGTAGTCCAACGGTTGTGCCCAAATCATGGTTGTAAAAATCTCGCCTCTTGAGAAAATCGGTCTCAACAAAGGGGAGATAATCGACGACCAAATCACTTTTATCAGGTAAAGTGAGAACTACCCCGCGCTCAGCCAAAAAGGCCTGATAGCCTCTAAAGGTAATTAAACCCTTATAAGCACTAGCCACATTAGCGATAAAATCGTCACCATAGGTGACCATACGCGCTATTTGCTTAAACGGAACACTGCCTGCGACAGAGCACACATACATGCGGAGGTAAAGACTATTAACAATAGAATTCACATAAACCGTAAGATTGTGCCCTGAGGGATTACTCCCATAAAGCATAAGCAGGTCACCATTGTTGGCAAGAATGGGATAAGCAACCTCGGTAGCAATACCCCACATAATGCTGCACATCTCATCAGAATAACCACAGTGCTTAGCTATGGCTATCATGATAGAGAAAGCAGCGAATACGACCTGCGCATTCATGCGCAAGTCGTACTTAGAGAAATCTCCAGCGATAATATTATCACCAAAGTCGACAGTGTCATCATTTCTCGCAGTGATATGGTCCATAAGCTGGCCCCATTCGAGGCCAACTGCATTTATGCCAACGGCACACTCCGACATAATCGGAAGAGTCGAAAGCAAACGGACAATCGGTAGAAAGTATTTCCGCATATTTAATTGGAGAGATATTGGCGCTGCCTGAACACACCTAACCTTCTTCTTCCCTATCTTAGTGGGCTCATCCTTTAAGAACACTTTAAAAATGTCATTGGAACGTAGACCACTAGTATACGCCGCAATGCTACCAGCAACGCGGTCCCAGATAAACTGGGGGAAGGTTTTCGGGTCAGGAATGCCCTCTGTACCCTCCTCCAACGGGATCCACACATCACTCTTAGGGCCAGTGAGTGGAAAACCAATGGAGGTCTTTCCGACCATACCGTCGATAAAGCGGCGTCCAACCACTCCACAGACAGACTGGAGATCGGTCAAAGGGGCAACCTCAGCTTTAAGCTCAGGAAAACCATCTAAGACAGAAAGAAAAACGTCTGTATAATCAGCCATAGCACTGTCCAGCAGGACATTGGGAAACATACCAGACGGATTGGTACTCTGTGCAAGCGAAGCCTGGAAAGGGTATGCCTCAAATGCGGGTTTACCCCACTTATTTGGCACACCACAGACAGACTCAACTGCATCAGATATCAAAGTGGGCACAACTTTAGAATAATATTTCGCTCTGCCAATGCATTCACCAAACATGGCCAGTCTACTCCCTTCAGGGAGATAATTGACTGGACTTTTCGGATGGATGGTAGGACCAGAGAAAAACTGGACATCATACTGCTCGAGATCGAGACGAGAAGCAGATGTGGCAGGAAAAACGGTACGAACACTCCGTAAATGAGATATCGCATCATCAATCTGCCCCTTAGTAATGGCGCCACCACCACCAGTGGTCGTCCCAGTGATACCACCTAAATGACAGGCGGCAATAACTGGAGACTTATTGGTAGTTATGATGGGAGCCATACACTGGCCAGGGAAAGTGGGAAACTCAGTCTTATAATGATACCCCAGGAACGATTCAGCAACATTGCCTCCATCTTTAAGATTGGAGGTCCTAACGGTAGCAGGAGAACCTAAAGTCACTACAGACGTGATAATACCACAATCACGCTTCTTATAAATAAGAAGCGCTGGGGAAGTGGAGACAGAACTGAGAGGAAAATACTCAGTAATGTCCTTGACAGAACCACCACCAGCAATAGAGACAACACTGAAATCTGTGCCAGGTATCCGATAGGAGTTGGCACGAGAAATCAAAGCACTAAAACTGCCTCCATTAGTATTGCGAGCAAAATTGACGCTCATCTCATCAGAGTTCCAGACATGATTCGGAATCATAATGAAGTGCGTCTTAAGAAAGAGGGCATTTGTAGAAAACGTCTTGCCATCCTGCTCATAATGCATATGCAACAACTGACGACCGACGACCTTAATAAGGTGGTCGGGATGAGTGGACTTCGAAACAGGCGTGCCAGGAATCGGCTCGCACTCAAACTTAGCCCAATCATTCTGCTCTTTATCACGAGCAGCAATGTCAGCATAACTGGTCGGCGAAATATTGCCGTGCGGATCCATAGCGGTCCTAGAAAGCGTGCGCCAGAAGCGCAACCCCAAAAGAAGCGTGCCAAGTGCTGTACCAGCACCGAGCATGCGCCTAATTGAGTCGTACCTCCAAAGCTCACTGGCTGCAACAAGCATACTGGGCTCCTCCAAATAAATACGACCAACAGCATCAATTGTGCATACAAAGCTGTTCCAAAACAAATAAATGAAAAATGGAAAAACAACAAAGCAATAGCAATGACCTGCCAGGAAGGAAATCCAAGTGAGAACGACAAGAAGGATGAGAATCTGCAAATAAGCAGTATAAATCTCATCATAAATAGCGTCTCGATGCAAGTAATACCAACACAAGCGAGCTAACCAGGTAGAGCGCAAGCACTGGGGTAGAAGGCAAATATAATAAACCCCCCACCACTCCATAAAATCAATATAGGCCTGGAAGTGCAAACCAGTTGCACGATTCCTAGCCCACAAAGTGAGGGGAAAAAAGATCTGCCCAATCTCAAAATGTGGTGTGTAGACCGTAACCTCGTCGTAAAGTGATACATCTTCCTTGATAGGGAGGTGCAGCAACGGCGGAATATCGCCAAGAGGTTTGTCAACACAAACACATCGTGTTTTCAATTTGCGGCACACACGACAGACAGCACAGGAGGTATGGCTCGTATTCATGCGAGCAACAACCTTCTCCTGTGTAGCCTGATGCTCAATCGAGGCATGAATTATATACTCAATGAGAGTATTAATATCTACGCCATCAAGGAGAGCACCATTGTGTGATAAAATTTTATAGCCGACAGACGGAGCACGACCCTCACTAACCGCAGGAAGAGGATACGCACGCTCGACTTTAAAAAGCCACAAATCAGGAATTTCCGGAATGTCACCGTGATAAAAGTCTTTAACCTTAAAAGGGTCAAGCATACCATCAGTGGCAAACTCATCGCGAATGGAAATCGTAATAATGCAATCCTCTCGACGAGCTATAGAAGCCGGAAAGTGGGAACCATCAGCAGTAAGCTTGATATTCTTCGTAATACCGAGTACAAAGAAATTCATAGCTATAGCACCTTTGCCCTCAATTTCGGCTTTGAGAGCATAGGCGGGGACATTATTGTTGAGTTTGAGGAGAATTTCCTCTGGAATAATATCCAGATACTCCTTCTTAATATTACCAAAATCA